AACTTAGAGATAAGAATAGATCTGCATTGTAATATATACGATGCTAGCGATGTGAGTTACAAAGCTTTTGATAATTCTATACTGATACATAATAATCCAAAATATCATGTATTAGAATTTGAATATAAGTTAGATAAAGAACAGTCTATTTTTATTACAGAGTATTCATTGGGTTGCGATGATGAGAATACTAGCGTTTGTTACTATTCAATATCTAACTTAATTGAAGGCGAAACTATAAGTATATCTGATTTCTACAAAGCATATTATGCGTTTGTTGATTTCATGAACTCAGCTCATTTGTTTATAGATAAAAAATAATGCAGATAATTATTTCTGGTAACCCAGTACCATTAATGAGACATCGACATACCAATAATGGACATACTTATAATCCACAAGCTTATCTAATGAAACAAATAGGATGGGAAGCTAAAAGCCAGTTCCCAGGTGATATTATAACTACACCAATTTCAATTTCAATGACATTCTTTATACCTATTCCTAACTCTTACTCTGAAAAGAAAAAACTTGCCTTAGACGGAAAATACGTGCCCAAACGTCCCGATACTTCTAATTTTGTGAAGCTATATGAAGATGCTCTTAATGGTATTATATGGAGCGATGATTCTATAATCGTTGAACTATATGCGAAAAAACTCTACTCTTCTAGTAACCCTAGAACGGAGATTGTAATTAAGGAGATAGATATTGAAAAAGAAAGTAGCCCAAACTAGCATAGCAAAACGAAAATCGTCAAAGCTAGACCCAAATTCGTGGCGTTATGAATTAGATTACTGGAATGCCCTTGTTTTACGTGATGCAGATTACAATAAATTAGCAGATAAACTACTCGAAACTGTTGTTAATGACGATACCATATTTTCTATGGAAGTACTATGTTCTAAAATCAATGCTTTACCTCGATCCTTAAGACGTTTCTTACCTAAATCTAAAAGACTAGATCAAGCTTATCAACTAGCACTACAGATACTAGGCGCCAGAAGACAGGCTAGAGCTGAAAAAGAAAACTTCTATGCTGTATTCAGCAAAACACAACATCTTTATTCTGACTACTGGAAAGAATCAGAAGAGCGTCAAGCCAAACTCAGAACTCTACAAGATAATCAAAACATAACCAAAGAAGATCTTAATGAAGCTGTAAGCAATATATTAAAATCGGTGGATGATGAATCTAACTAAGAATGTAGAAACTAGAATAAAACTTAATGAATTTAAATTTAGAGAATATCAAAAGCCTTTAGTTAGAGCTATTGAACGACAGGGATTCAAAAGAGCATTCGTAGCCTGGCCTCGACGCGGAGGGAAAGATCTTACCTCTCTGCAGATAGCACTAAGACAAGCTTTAATGAAGACTTGTACTATATTCTATATATTCCCATCATACTCTAATGCACGTAAGGCAATATGGGATGCTATTACTATTGACGGAAATAAGATTATAGATTTCTTTCCTGATGCTTTATGTAAAAAAAATAATACCGAGATGAAGATAACTTTTGTAAATGATAGTGTTATACAGTTTATGGGTTCTACTGAATTTGATAGGCTTCGTGGTACTAACCCTTACATGGTTATATTCTCAGAGTATGCTTATCAGAATCCACAGGCTTATGCTGTAGTTAGACCTATTCTTGCTGCAAATAATGGTATAGCTATTTTTATTTCAACTGTATTTGGTAAGAACCACTTCTACGATATGTACCAACTTGCTAAGCATTCAGATGACTGGTTTTGTGATCTTAAGACCGTAGAAGATACGATGCACATATCAGACGAAGCTCTTATGCAAGAGAAAGCCCAGATGTCTTATGATATGTTTATGCAAGAATATTACAATTCATTTGATGTTGGTGTACGTGGTGCATACTACTCTAGATATATAAATGATCTAAGACTTAATAATCAAATCGGTGATGTACCTCATGAACCACGATTTCCCGTACATACTTCATGGGATATTGGTTTTACTGACTCAACTTCTATTATATTCTTTCAGACTATAGGTACCACAATTCACATTATAGACTTCTATGAAAACAATAAGCATGGATTAGAACATTATATAAAGTATCTTGATACTAAGCCCTACAAGTATGGAAAACATATTGCACCTCATGATATGGGGAATGCTTCATTCTCTACTGGTATGACAAGATTGGAGACTGCATCTAACTTAGGTATAGATTTTCTTATAGCTCCTAAATTAACTATTCTCGATGGTATTGAAGCTGTAAGGCAAACCTTACCTAAATGTTACTTTGATGAGAATAATACCAGTAAGTTAGTAGCTAATTTAAATATGTATCATCAAGAGTGGGATGATAGACGCCAAGACTATAAGAATCAACCATTTCACGGAAAAGAATCACATAGTTGTGATAGTTTTCGAATGTTAGCAATATCTTTAAACAGGTTAAAGCCTGGTATGTCACAAGAAGATATTGATAAGCTATATAATAAAGCCGTATATGGTTATGATAGTAACTTACCGGAGATGTTTAGATAGTATAAAAGGAGTAGTATGAAGTTTCATGTTATGTCTATATTTCTATGTTTTATGCAAGCAATGATATTATTGTTTTCTGCTTTATTGTTAGAGCAACCTATAATTAACTACAATAACATTCCAATATTTTTTGTTGTTGCATTATCGTTATATCTTTTTTTGATAGCATTATATACGATAAATAAAACATAGAGCAGGAAGGAACCAGATGCCTAAAATTAGTAGTAATGTTCGTTCAGAGTCAAGACTCCTTGGTACTCAGGACGATTTCCAAATATATTCTAAGGGTAGAGAAATTAAGCAACGCATGGATGATTTCTATGCAAGGAACAGTGACCAGAATAAAGACTTGTGGTTACAGGCCTCATACGATAATAGATTTGAATCAGGAGATCAATCAGCTTACTTTGAGATACATTCAGATATACCAGATGCATTTAGAAAGACGTTTAACTTTAATAGAATACGTCGAATAGTTAATATGATCTCAGGATATCAACGTAAGAATAGACACTCTACTAGGATTATACCTGTAGAGAACGGAGACCAAGAGACAGCAGATCAATATTCAAAGGTAATAGCTCATATAGATAGAAAAGAACGAGTTTTAGATACTATTTCTGCCTCTTTTAGGGATTCAATTATATCTGGTATGTCTATGATGCATCTATGGGTAGATTTTAGAGATGATCCTGTTTCGGGAAATCTACGCGTAGATAGGCTTCCTTATAGTTCTTATATGATAGATCCTTACTTTAAGAAGAAAGATTTATCTGACTGTAATGAAATATGGAGAAGATCTTATCTCACTAAAGAGCAAATTATATCTCTTTTACCAAATAAGAAGTCTAACATACTCACATTATCTTCGGGTGAAGCCTTAGATAAATTTAATTATATGCCTGAGGCTTTTAGCGTTAATAAAAACAAATTACTGTCCTATGATGAGTTCTATTATTTAGATTCTAGGAAAAAAAAGATACTTATAGATTCACAAACCGGTGAAACCATGGAAATACCTCAAGATTTTGATGAAGATTCACTAAGTGAGTATCTAAGAATTTATCCTAGTGTCACAGTAGCAGATATTAAAGTTCCTACAGTTAAGATGGCTATATTTGTTCAAGATGTAATGCTATATGACGGTGCTAACCAATTAGGAATAGATGAGTACCCTTTTACACCAACATTCTCGTACTTTAATCCTGCTTTACCTTATCTTTCTCAAAAGATACAAGGTGTAGTTAGAGATCTTAGAGATCCTCAGTTCTTATATAATAGACGTAAAGCTATAGAAGATGATCTACTGTCATCTCAAATTAACTCAGGCTTTAAGTTTAAAGAAGGTGCACTATTAAATCCTAAAGATGCAATAGCTTCAGGGCAAGGTAAGCCTCTTATTATAAATAGAAACTTCGACATGAATGATGTTCAAAAGATAGAACCTGGTCAAATACCACCATCTATGTTCCAACTTTCACAACAGTATGCTAATGAAATAATGGAAATATCTGGAGTTAATGAAGAATTACTAGGTTCAGCAGTTGATGATAAAGCTGGTGTTTTAGCTATGCTTAGACAAGGTGCAGGCCTTACAACTCTTCATGAGCTATTTGATAATCTAGATACCGCTCAAAAGATACTAGGCTCTAAGATGCTTAAAGCTATTCAGGCAAATTATACTACAGGTAAGGTATCAAGAATTATTGAAGAAGAACCTACCGCACAGTTCTATAATAAGGCATTTGGCATATACGATGCTGCTGTTGAAGAAGGCTTTGATACAACAACTCAGAGACAGAATGAATTTGCTCAACTCATGCATCTTAAAGAGATGGGTATACCTATACCAGATGAAAGTCTTATTGAAGCTGCTACTTTACAGAACAAAACTAAACTACTCGAAAATATTAAGCAGATACAACAACAACAGATGCAAGCAGAGCAAGAAGCTAAGGCTGTTGAGAATGATCTACGTAGAGCTCAAACTAACTTGGCTAATGCTAAGGTCGAATCTGATCTATCACTTGCTAAGGAAAGAGACTCTAGAGTTTACTCTAACATTGGCTTAATGCAGGAAAGAGCTTATGAGTCTGAAAAAGACAGAACTCAAGCTATCTTAAATGTAGCTAAGACTTTGCAGGAAATGGATTCAGTTGATCTAGGTAATATAATGAAGCTTATACAACTTAATAATGCTATAAACGGTGGTGAACAGGCCAATAAAAGATCAGCAGCTATAGGTTCAGCAATAAACAATGGGGCAACAAAGGATATGCCTGAAGCTCCTGAGCATGATCCTAATAAGTTAGGCAATATGTTACAGCAATAAGAAAGGAAAATGTGATAGAAAAAGAGAAAGAAGAAAATCTCACAAATATAGGTGAGCAGTATATAGAAGCGCATAAAAAAGATCATGGTTTCGTAGAACTTAGACAACTTAGAGAACAAGTTACTAAGGACTATATGGAAAACTTAGAAATTGCAGCTATGAATGGCAAAAAAAAATACAGTGACGAAGGATATCATGATCCTTTTTATGTAGTAGTTCTTATGCGTAAAGAAAGATTGATGAAGAAGGTAATTCGTAGTGGCTTTACCTTTAGAAAGACATGTCCTACACCTAATTATGATCAAACACTTTATAAATTTGATCCGAAGACTGATGATTTATCATTTTTATGGGTAATTCCATCTCCTGAAGATTGTAGTACATTATATAAGAATAGACACTTAATAACGCTACAAAAGAATGCTATGTTACCTTACGTTATAGACTTTGTAGAAGGGCGACTATATCAGATGTGTAAACATCTTAATGGTGAAACATCTAAGCCAGGTTATAAACTAAAAAAGAAATAGGAGACTTATGTCAGAAGAAAATATGAACATTGAGCCAGAAGTTAATACAGAAGTAGAAGATACTGAGGTTCAAGAAGAAATTAAAGTTGAAGCTCCAGTAGAAAGTACTGTTGATGACTCTGAGAAATTAAGACAAGATCAATTAAACTTTAAGGCAATGCGTGAAGCTAAAAGACAGGCAGAGTTAGAGCGTGATGAATTGGTTGCTAAATTAAAGCAATTTGAAGCTGCTAAGAAAGTAGAGCCTGAAGATGATGATATTTACGATGATGATATATCTAAGACACGCAAAGAACTTAATGAGCTTAAAAGCCAGTGGGCTGCACAACAAAATCAAGCAAGAATTATGCAAATTGAACAGAAGCTTAAAAATGATTTTCCAGATCTTGAAAAAGTAGTTAACGATGAAACAATAGAAGTTCTACGTACAAGAGACAAAGAATTTGCAAAGATTATAGACACAGCTCCGCAATCTACAGACGAACTTTATAACAGAGCTTTATCGGCCTATACACTTATAAAAAAATATGGCATATATGTAGAAGACAAGCATAAGGCAGATAGAGATCGCGTTGAAAAGAATCTATCTAAGCCTAGGCCTGTATCCACAGCATCATCTTCACCTTCTGAAGGTTTAGCTGATTTTGCTGGGTTTGCAGGACTTAATGATGAAGACAGACAGAAAGCAATTTATCAGCTAGCTAGAGAACGCGCTGGTATGTCTTAAAAGTTTTTTCCTTTTTTATTTTATTGAGAGTCGCCGTACCTAACCGGCGGCTTTTTTTATTATTGATTTTATTCATTTAGATATGCTACAATTGCGTGGTAATAAAGTTAAATTCACTGTATACCGGGTTCGTGTCCTAGCTTTATTGCAATTGCTGTAGGGAATTCTCCCAAGAGCCTCGCAAGCTTAGGACTGTAGACACCAGTGTCGTAGACACATGTCGCAAGCCTCGTCCGACTTATGCATAAGTATTAGTTTATTTATTTCATAAGGAGCCATCATGGCAATAAATACAACCTCATCGTTGGCTGTACCAGTGCAAACCTACTATGATAATATTCTTATTAGTACACCAGTACCTAATTTGATTCATAGTATGGGGGCAACAAAAAGATCACTTAAGGGTAAATCCGGTGATACAATAAGAATGGAACGTTACAACCTTCTAGATACAGCATTAGTTCCTCTTGGAAATTCAGGTATAAATCCTCCAGGACAACAATTAACCTCAACTTATATTGACGCTAAAATTGAATTTTATGGCACATACGTTGCTATAAACGAACAATTACCTGTCACTTCTGCTTCTCCAGTATTAAATCAAGCTGCAATTAAGCTTGGTGAATCCATGAGAAGAACTGAAGATACTCTAATGAGAGAAATGCTTAAAACAACAGCTTCAGTACAC